CAACTTACTTACTGAATGTGCCACAACAACCTTGATGCTTACAGAGCTTCAAAAATGGCTGTTAGAAGTCTATCAAGTTAAATGACATTAGATCAATTAGAAAAATTAGGGCTAGATCATAAGTGGCTAGACCCCCTAAACGAAACCTTTGAGAAGTACGAGATCAACACTCCAAAGCGTCAAGCTTGCTTTATTGGTCAATGTATGCACGAATCAGGTGGTTTTAAGATTTTGCAAGAAAACCTTAATTACTCTGCTGCCGCGCTAATGCGTACTTGGCCTTCACGCTTTCCTGATATGGATACGGCAGAAAAATACGAGCATAACCCTCAAAAAATAGCTTCTAAGGTCTATGCAGGTCGGATGGGTAATACCACACCTGAAGAAGCTGGAATGTACATAGGAAGGGGTTTGATTCAACTAACTGGCAAGGAAAACTATGCAAACTGCGGACTTGGTTTGGGTGTGGATTTTCTCAGTCATCCTGATTGGCTGGCTACTCCTCAATATGCGGCTCTAAGTGCTGGCTGGTTTTGGAACAAAAAAGACTTAAATCCACTAGCCGATGAGTTTACTAAAGCATCTTTAGAAACCATGACAAAACGCATTAACGGTGGACTGATCGGTTTTGATGACAGGATGGCTAAAATAAATATGTGCCTAAACGCTTTAAACTGATGCTTTTAACTCTTTAAGATTAAAAATAGTTTTACGATCAGGGTAAATATCCAAATACAATCGCGCTAAATAAGGCGTTGAATTGTTGCTAATCTTAAACCCATTAGGATTGATACGGTTAGGGAATCGAGCTTCTTTTAAAGCTGTTTCGTGCCGTAGAAAAGCACATAAATCCCTAGCTGAATGATGCCTTCTTCCTGAATCCCATACCCTGTTAGCTTCTAAAAAGAATCTGTAAATAATGTGCCAATTCTTAGGCATCCATTCATTAAACCCCAGCCTGTAATTATCAGGATTGGCATCAACAATCTCAATTAAACGCTGCTTTTGATGGTCTTTTAGCATATTAACCCCCGATTGTTCGCCAAAAACCATAACCGAACATAGCTACAAAAGTTAAAGCCCCCATAAGACCCCAAAAGAAGTCGTATTCGGGTTCTGTAGGTCTAGTTATGGCGGTAGCATAGTCAGAATCTTTAAACGCTTCTGAAGCCGTTTTGTAGGTTTTCCCTACCATTCCTAATGATCTTGTACTCATTTCTTTTGTGCCTTTCTTAGTATTGCTCTACGCATCTGTCCTGTTGAGCGATTGTTTCGTCTTACCCTAAACACAATGGCTTTGCCTAGTCCACGCTTGATTAAAGCAAACTGCATATCATGGACAAGACCGCAATCACAACAAGCAAACTTGTATTTAGTCCTATTTGGGTAAACCCATTCAGACCAATCGCCATCTTTTTCTACTTGGTGATGTTTGAATTTAGCCATTTCTTATTTTGCTTTCTATTCTGCGAACCATATCAACCCAAGACATAGAAAACCAATCCTGTTGTTTAATAATTTCCAGTATTTCCTCATCTGTTAGTTCTGCTGGATGGGTATAGAGTGGAATCCATTTAGCAAAAGAATTTGGATTGTCGTTTTTTGCCATTTCCATGTTGTATTCACAAAACTCTGTAATGTCAGTTTTTCGCATTAGTGCTACTGGTTCTTGTGTCATTTCTCTTGCGCCTTTCTTAGTACAAATTTAATTGCATCTTCTAATTCTTTTCTAAAAACTTCTTCTAAGTTACCTGCTGGCTCGTTGTTATAAATAAATAACTGCAATGGGTCTAATTCAATAGTGGCTGGAATGTCTGCAATTTCCCAGTAATCAGGCAATACAAAATTATCAGCGTTCATTTCTCTTGTGCCTTTCTTAGTATTGCTCTAGCAAATAAATATACCCATTTAGGGTCAAAAATATCAGTTTTAACTGCTATATCTGCTATTTCCTCATCTGTTAGTTCTTTTACGGGTGGTTTTTGCCATAGAACTTCCACAATCCTGTGCTCATCATCCGTATAAGTAACGGCTACAAGTTCTCCATCTTCGGTTTTTTGAAGTGATAGGTGTAGTTCTTTTACTGGATGGGTATAGAGTAATTGTGAATTCCCTTTTAATTCAAAAGGTGGATTGCCATCTTTATATTCCCACCCACTTGGATAATGCGTTCTCCACGCTACTGGTTCATTCATAACAAATCTTCCAATTTAATGTTTCTTTCTTCAAGCTTTTTTCTGATTTTGAGCAAAGCCCTAGCTAATACTTCAGCTATGCACTGGTGACTAACCCCTTCATGCTCTGCTATTTCTCTTAAAGTCATGGGTTCTTGGTCATTAAAAGGGTGCTGGTTCAAAATTTGTCCAATCAAATTTAGGTTTAACCTTTGGAGCATAACGCCAAGACCAATTGGTATATGTTTTGATGATATGGTTTGCTTCTGCTTTGGTTTTAACCCAACGCATTAGCTCGCCATATTCGTCATAAATTAAATACATTATTGAAGAACCCGTGGGCTAGGTGGTGATGGTGGACTAGGCGGTACTGTATAACCAGCGTTGCCTACTACATTTGTAGTGTAGCCATTTGGAGTAGTAATAACGACCTGATTAGGGTAAATTGTGGCCGTTTGAGTAGTTACCCCTGCTGGGTTCACAAATTGAGCCGTATTGCCCTGTATTTGTACAGAACCCATGTTGTAACCTTGTGAATTGGTCATAGGATAAGTTTGCGCTTTAGCTGGTACACCGTATGCAAACATACAACCCAGCAAAGCCCCTAATAAACAGCTTCCGATAAAGTCTTTCATTTGTCGTTTCTTTCTGCCCATGATTGTTGAGCTTGTTCGTTGAATTTGTCAAAATTTAATGAATGGATCATTTCCCATACGCTTGTTGTAGTGTCGCAAATACAGACATCTTCTATGTCTATACCGCCTACATGACCTACACTGGGTTCATCTTCATCTACATAACCGTATATATCTAGGTATGTATCACCGCAATACATTGAAAATAAATAATTGTTTGACATTTGCTGCTCCTTTTCTATCTCACTCGTTATTGAGTGATACCAGTTTAATTTAGAAAACTAAAGTAAATCAATAGATTTATCTAAGGAAAACCCTAATATGTGCAAAAAAGATACAGGGCTGTATTTGGCAGTTGTTACCCGTTAGGTGGAAAGCCGTAAAAACCCTAACTTACTGCATCCTACATTGACGGCTTAACGCCCTTAAATTGGCTGCCTCGGCTGGGGTCGAACCAGCGACCTGCGGATTAACAGTCCGTCGCTCTACCGACTGAACTACAAGGCAAAGGTGACCTACTTTCAAGGCTACTCGATTTCGGTCATTGTAAGTTGGGGTACTAACAATCGTGTATGTGAAGCACGAAACACTTGCTTTCCCCCGTTCCCGTGAAGGAATTAAAGATTGTTTTTGATCTGATAGACCATTAACAAATGCTGGAAGCAATCCCAACTCTTTTGAAGTCGAGATTCTTCTATTTCTATTAATTTTACTTGATTGGTCGTGCCATTGACAAATACTATGGCGCACCGTGCGTTGGGCAAGTTTAGTCCTTCGCGATAGGCCGCTAACTGCATTTCATGTTCAAAATATACATCAACTTTATCCAAATCGGTATCTTTTGTCTTGAAATCTACGACATACCCAGTGCCTTTACCGTTAATAGGTTTAGCAATCAAGTCACATTTGCCACCAAAGCCCAGCGGATGACCAAAAGAGCGTTCAGCAAGCCAAGGCTGCTCACCAAAAGCACTTTTAAGCGTACTATCAATCGCATCAAGGTAAGCTGGTTTTACAGGCATATACACCTGTTCAAAATAGCTTTCAATGATTGCATGAATAGCCGTACCGCGTTCAGCTGCTTCCCTGCCAGTAGCACGACTATCTTGCATTACACGCTTTAACCACTCATCTTCAGGCTCATCTGCAAGCCTAGGTAAAGTAAGCGCGGCTAAAAGGACTTGTTGCTGTTTCCATGTATCAAGCCCTGCTTTTGATAACATTCCATTAATTGTAGTAACACTTGGCAAAAGTCCTTCTTTTCGTGCGTCCCGAAGCGTTGTTGCCCGTTCCCCAGTTTTGCCAATTGTTGTATAGGCTGGAGTGCCATCCCGCGTGTACCAGTGACCATTTTCCTGTACCTTTTCTTTAACTATCATAAATTTTCCCTGATCCAAGCATTTATAAGTATTGCAAGCTCATAATTTAATGTTGCACCTGAACTATTTGCTATTTGCCTAGATTTTTCTGTTAAATCATCAAGTTCATGTGTAGTCATATGTCCTGTTTTTTTAAATTCAAAACTTTTTTCAGGTGAAAATTCATTAACAATTCTGACAATTTCACGAACTTTATGACCACGATAATCCATAAACTTTTGATAAAAAAAGTTTTCGTCAATACCTTTTTCGTTTGGCCCAGTAATGTTTACTTGATAGGTTTCCATTTTGTCCTTAAAAAGGTATATCCGATAAGTCGCTATCTTCAATGGTCACTTTGTTATTTTCTTTAGACTTCTGACCACGCCATTCGCTACTTTCAGCAATCTTTTCGCGATAATACTTAGGTAACGCATCATATTTAGCTTGGTCAAACTCTGCTAACCAAAAATGTACGGGTGCATTGATACCTTCAGGCTGGTGGGCGCGAAGTGCTGACGGTACAGGGCTGATCCCTGAAATATTAGCGTAACGACCATCTTCTGAATGGGTAATATTGACCATACAAAACTTGCCTAATAAATTCTTGAGGTC